GGAATGCGTGCACACGGGTACATACCACGAAGGAGAGACAGATTGTAAGCATTAGCCCTATCAATCAACGGACCACGCCCGGGAAGATCCTGGTGGCAAGAACCGTAGGTGCGCATCATGACACCAAGGTTGATAACCATGCGTGGTTGTCCGGTTGAATCGAGAACAGGCGAATTCTTAAGAAACTGCAGACCATGAAAGGAAGAGACTTCTTTACAAGTGACGATAAAGCCGGCGGACTCAGCGGCTAAGATGATGGAGGCACAGGAGAGCTCATCATCAGGGATATCGTTGATAGCGACACCAATGGCCTGGTTATCAAGATCATTGAGAATGGTCGTGAGGAGAGAACCAGAATACTCAGTGTCGCACTTGGGTTTAAAGACAACATAAATGGAACGATCCTGCGTAGAAACAAGCTTAATCTTAGCGTTGCACTGACGACGCAGAAGAGAGGCAGTGAAACGGTGAGCGACGGGAGTCGAGCGCACAAAACGATCAAAAACAGGAGGGCCGGTAGACATGTCGCAAGAAGAAATGTCGAGTTCGAAGCGACGGATGTTGTTGCCCACATTGCGGATGTAGACAGCATCATCAGAAAAATAACAGAAGAAGGATTTACGAGAGGGGCACAATGCCTCAGAGGCAATGCGCGAGAACTCAAGGTTGGTCGGCTGCTTGCAAAAATGAAGAACATGTTCGTCATTTTTGCCAAGGTAAAGATCAACGGAGAGCGCAATCTTATAAAATTCAGCAAAGCGAAAACCCTGCAAAGAGGCGGGAATTTTCAGGTCAACAACTATACGGCCATATTTGGGCTCGCCAGCGACAACGTCAAACTTGGCAAGTTCATCAGGCTTAACTTTCCCCTGCACAGTCCGCACCCACGGAGTGTCGGAGGCGAAAAAGACACCGTCAGAGACGATGCCCTTGAAGCCATCGATACGCAGTTGGCGCTTCGGGTGGGGGTCAGCATGGTGTCGAATACACTCATCAATATAGTTGGTATAATCATGAAAGGAAGATTCAAAATCGCGGTGCAAAAAATCAAAAAGAGCTTGGTTCTTCTGGAAAAAGCTACGCTGACACATAGATAAATAATAATCATATCCCGGAATTTCCGGTTTACGCATACAGGAATAACGACGCCATGAATAACGCATGATTTTGTTACAAGCCGCAAGAAGCACGGCGTTAAACTCGTACCCACTGAACCGCGTCCGACAAACGTTGGCGCGGTAGTTGGGATCGTCTGGAAAAATGACTTCGCCGTTAATGACGTATTGCGGGTTCTTCACCGGCACGAAACGGTCATTTGGGACGAAAACTTTCCGATAATCCGCCTCAATGGATGGGAGTTTGTAGGGACGCCGCGCGTAGAGGCCAAATGCACCTTGTCCCGGAGCTGAAAAGTTGGAATCTGCTTGTAGTCCAAACCGTTGATCTTGTCAAGGGCGCAGCGCTGGATGTATCTTTCCTGGAGGTACGCAATCTGAGTGTCCATAAGTATCTTTTGGGCACTAGGACGGTCTCGCCAGAGAAGATAATCCTCTTTACGCGCGAGAGCGGACTCAATAGCGCGAGAAAGATTGCGGTTGACGCCCCCAGTGTCTCGGTCGACGGCGTCGTAAATCTCGAGCTTCGCTTCCTGACTGCGGAGATAGGTGAGGAGGTAACTAAAAACGGGCGCCGTGTAACACTTCCCGAAAGCCCCAATGGCCACAACCTCTGTGCTGCGACCTAAGTAGGCAAGAAACGGGTCGTGGTGCTTAGCCAAATGTTCGGTGGGACCAAAACGGTACGACTTGATGGCAGTGTTTCCAGCACTGATCACGGCTAGCGAGTTCTCCTCAACGACATAGTCCTTCTGTTCATGGACAAATGGGACGTGATCGCAAATGGCGTTGGCAACACGACGCCACCACCGACCAGTGATCTTGTCACCGGAGTCAACGTAAATGACACGGTCAACGAGGGCGTACTTCGGATTAGGTGTGGGGCACGGCGGGGGAATGGGCACAGACGGGTGGTTGGTGGCCAAAGCCTGAAGAGTGGTCAAAGGGTGTGAAAGACCAAGAACTTTACTCTCAAGAGCTGAAGGTGTCGGCTCTGCAACAGGCAGTTGATACCCACAACGGTCAGGATGTGGCTCAGGAGGCGGGTCTTCACCAGCACCTCCATCGCCACCAACGCCGCCACCGCCGCCACCGCCCCCAGAGGGGAAAGGGGCAACACCGTTTGGAGACACATGTACGTGACATGGTGCTTTAGCTTCTCCACTAGTGGTGTTGTCCTTCTCCACTAACAAGGACTGAGCGGCACACCGAATTTCTTCCTGTCGAGAAGGCGACATCTCTCGGAATCGAGTAACAGCATCGTCGATGCGCTGAACCTCAACAAACGACGGTGCCGGACGCGGGGTGTCGACAAAAACAGTTCGGGGGAAGGGCGAGGTGACAGGAACAGTGGGCAGTTC